AAACGCACCGGCGAGTTTAAGTGCAATCTGAATCGGCGGAGCTTTACGAGCTGCACGATCGGACTCGGCTTGCGAGTTAACCGAAGCTGTAAAGATGTAGAACCCTTGCGACAAGTACTGACCCATCTGAAGGCTTCCGAAAATCGTTGAAGAGCTCCACGTGCCGGGACCAGCAAGGCCGTTGTAAACCGCGCCACCCGGTTGATTCCCGCAAATAACACTGCACGAGTTGACGAGCTGATTCTGACCGGCATCGGTCTGAGGAATCTTAGTCGTCGAAGTGTAGAGCAGGTTATAAACAGACGTCTGTACTGCGTTTTGAAACCAGTCAAGTCCCCACACTTGATCGATGTAGTTCCCGCTGCTCACCACACCATATTGAATGATCGCGGTGTCATTGTCGTAGCCGACAAAGACGTTACAGTTCTTCGCTTGAAGAACGTTCGCGACGTTATCAGTAAGGTTCTCGGCATCGACGCCCGGCTCCTGTTTGTACATGAGCGCGATCGTTGAGTTCTGAGCCGAGAAATCGACTGAGAACATGCGCCCGAACATCGAAGCGATGGCAAAAGGTGCCGTGCTCGAGTATTGAATCATGCTCTTATTGTAAGCAGCGTTCAGCATGAGGCTTGCAAGGTCGTTTGTCGACAAAGAGCTAAGCGTGTTCTGATCTTGAGTCGTAACACCGTACATACGGGTGATAGTGAGCCCCTCAACGAAGCTGCTCACCGCAAGCGATTGTGAAGTCGTAACTTGCACAGTCGAAGCGAACATACATCCGTACCAGACGTTGCTTAGGCTAGCGAGAGCTTCGATACACTGAACCGGAGATTCGGCGGCGTACCCACTTGCGAGACCCTGGCTGAGCGACGCTGTAAGTCCCAGCATCGCCGAAATGTCAGTGCCTGAACCGGGTGAAGTAGCATAGCCGACTGACGACGGTTGTGAACCGCCGGCGAGATCTGCAGCCGAAAGCGTGATAGCCGAACTTGATTTCGTGAGCGAGAACGAGTTACCAGCAGTTCCGGCGACCTTCGCCAGAATGTCGATCTGGGTCGGAGTCGTACCGTCAGCCGCGTAAGTCGCCTGACTAATGTTTGAGTCAAGCGAAGCTTGAAGGAACGCGAGAAGAGCCGCAAAAGTCGCGGCCTGATTTATACCGATAACGACTTGATTCCCGACTGGTGAACTTGCAACGAACGTGATCGCAGTGCCGTTAACAGTGAGGGTGTCATTCGCCGCCGGGTTCGCGGTTAATAAAACATGTCCAGCCGCCTGTGCACCCGGACCGGTTGTCGAGCTTGTGATAACAAACGATGAACCGTTCCACGTACAGACCGCGCCCGTTAGACCAGCGGTAATAAGCGAGGCCACACCGTTAAGGTTAGTGACGCTTGCGAAGTCAAGGCCAGTGAGTGTCTCGACCGATGCACCGTTGATCGAAATATCAAAACCACCAGATGTGATCGCTGTCCAGTTTGCGAGCACTTGCTGAGCTGACGTTAAGATTCCACCAAGGTTGAATCCTGCAGTCGCGCTACTGAGCCAGCGCCCGATCATGAGTGACGTCGGCTGTGGTACTTGGCTGAAGTACAGCTCAGCCGCTTGGAACTCAGGGGTCGTTACGCCGAAGTCGTTACCTACGTCTTCGATGGAACCGTACGAACGAATCCGTTGAAGACCGCTGATCACGGGCGAGTCGCCGGCGATGAGGAGAGTGTTAAACGAGCGACCAACGGCCGGTTGTGCGCCTGCGTTTACGGAAACTTTAATCAATCGGGAAACTGATAACATCTTAGATTCCTTTCAGCGAGCAGACGAGTGTGCGTAGCGCACCTTCCGCCGAGCCCGATTTAATTTTTAAAAACGAGATGCCCTGGAAGTCTTGCGGGTTAATCGCAACGTACTGACCTTGAGCTACAGTGTACGAGAGTGCTCCCGCGGCGTTATAGACCGGCACGAACGGGCCGGCCGCCGATGTTGCCGCTTCAAAAGTAACGGCTGTGCCAGTAAAGGCCGCTGGGAACTGAATACCGCAAAGGGAGAGACCCGCTGTCGAGATGACTCCAGACTCTTGTACTGTGTTTGCGATCTGCGCTGAAACTGAAATGAGCGAACCTAAAGCTACTAACATTTAAGACCCCGTTTGAAACGTAGTTTGATAGTTCTCGTTAACCGCCGTTTGAGTGTAGATGATGCCGTTTGCGGATATGAAACTAAGAATCGGGTACGTACGTACGACGTAACGGCGAAAGAAGAACTCGGTCACGTACCGATCGTTCCAACGACCGTTCACAAGATCGGGAAGATGACGCGCAGGCGTATCGTACGCGAAGGCCATATTAGCGATCTCAAGACCTGCAATGTTTTGCGGGATCTGCAGGCCGTCACGCACAAGCGTCATAATGTTCATGGCCTGGGGCCCGTAAACTTGAAACGAGACGTTGATCAGTTCTTGTCGTTGAAGATTGGTGAGCGACGACCCTTGCTGAGCTTGGTACGCATTTGCGTCCGGCGTAATGTCAGTGATACCAAACGCGGCCCAGTTAACGATGATGTCCGGCTCTTTGGGCTCTTCCGGTTGCCACATAGGGCGCACGAGCGTTCCCGGAAGTTCAGAGAGACTTGCAAATAAAATCTGAAGAAACTGCACAAGCGTTATTTGCGGCTGTGCAGGGTTTAAAACCGGTATCGTTGGCGCTGGGAATATAGTTCCACCAGTTGAAGAATTATTCATAAACTCGGAACCTCCGCTACACACAGGCCCGCGCAGTAGCCGGCGCCCCATGCTGACCAGTCTTGAACGAGTAGCACTTGGAAGCGCTGTCCGCGGAAGACAAGAATATCGGAGTACTTACCGGGGGCCGAGGCTATGATCGTGCCCTTGAAATAGAAGTTCATGAGATTCGCGACACGTTGAGCTTCGGGTAATCGCTCGATCTCTTTGCCGTTCGCGGGTGGCACCGAGACAACCGTTTTGATCGGGCACTCGGTTAAAATATTTTCGCCGAGGCTGTTGACTCTGGTCTGTCTTGTAATTTGGATGATCTCGCCGACGAAATCCGGGTCAGTGAGAAGTTCTGTTACGTCGATTTGCGGCATTTAGTCCTCGCCTTTACGACGTAAGTAATGCTGTTCCTGAGTTGACCAGTTACGATCAGCGCCTTAGTTCCTTTGAACCCGCGAGAGAGTCGCGATCTAATAGTCGACTCAGCCGGTCCTTCAATTCCTTCTTGGTCATTGATAACTTTTTTAACAGAGTTTGAAGCAATGATTCCGGCACGGTTGTAGTAGACGGAGAGCGCGCTAAATCCGATTTTGAGGGACTTAATCGCCGCTTGTTTAAACTGTTCAGCAATCTCGGGCGCCGCTTTACGAATGCCAATTGCGAGTACGGGCCTCGGTGGGATGTTGTTTGCTGGAGAGCCAAACTCAGCAATAGCGAGGAGAGCGGCGTTGGTGATCGCATCGTTTTCGTTTCTTGTCGTATCCGCTTCGGGTACGCCGATTAGGACTGCGTCGTTTTTAAATTTTTCGATCGTACGGTTGAACGTCTCGGTGAAGTCAGATGTGACTTTAAGTGAAGGTTTACCCACGGAGACACCACGTACATACAGTAATCAGAAACATCATTCCAAAAATATTGATAGCGGTTTCCTGGCTCACAACTGCACCGCCCCGGCACCGTAGATCCGCGCGAGCCGAATGAACTGCTTTCCGTAATTGGTGAGGTTCCAGTAGCCGGCATCCTTTTCACTGTTCGCTTGAGAGTCAAAGCCGATCGTGGCTTTATCGACGGTCTTAGTGTTAGCGACTCCACCAAAGGTTCCCGGTGCTCCGCCGAAAGCGGCGGTCTTTGCACTTTGAGCAGCGAGCGTGATCTCATGCGCAATATAGAGATACACGCCCATCTGCCACTGATTTTTCCAAACGCATTGCCTGACCTGCGCCTCAGCCAGCGTTGCCCCTAAAGTAATCTGCGCCGAGGGGTAAACCTCGGTGCTCGTAAACTCTGGGAATGCTGCTCGGAATGCTCCGATGTTCGTTTGGAGAGACACTTATTTTTTACTCTTTTTCTTTTTCTTCGCCTTGGGCCTCATGGCTTTTTTCTTGGGAGCGCCGTCGAGAGCTTCATCGTCGAAAGCTTGATCGGTTGTGGAATCTTCCGACTCATCTTCGGCGTCGAAATCGAAGTCACCTTCGCTCTCTGCCTCGGAGTCATCGTCTGATTCTTTCTCGTCATCAAAGCTTTCTTCGTTGTCGGCGGGCTCATCATCCTCTTTCTTGCCGGCGTTACTCTGTCCGAACTCCTTGTGGAGACGTTGCGAACGCTCGAACGGAGTCTCTTGTGGAGACGCCGGCGGAGCATCCGAACTGACAATGTACCCAGCTTTCAAGTACGTCTTAAAGTGGGGATGTTTGACGATCTCTTTCGGAACGTCATAAACCTTCGGCTGACCTCCAAGGCCCAAACTGAAAGTTGTCTCCCCAATCTTAACGGCTTGCTTGAACAGGTGATTCACTCTTAGATCCCATCTGCGTACGATACGGTTTCGGGGTAGACAAATTCTACCTGACCGAACGCCCACAGGTACGGAGCAGCGAAACGAATCCCGCTGTAGTACGCTGTCTCGCGGTAGATTGGCACCATGGGGAAGCGTACGCGATCTTCTTCATTGGTGTAGGCTACCATTCGGTTGGAGCTAGCTGCTCCGGCGCCAGTCAACCACTTAACGGGGCTGATCTCAAGCTCGCGGCCGTTAATTTCCAGCGCGATGCTGTTCTCTTTCAAGAACTTCAAGATCGACACGTTTCCGGCCGAGCTGACCTTCTGAGAAGAGATGTACCCGAACTGTGAAGGCGGTAAGAGGAGTTTACCAGGACATACCGCGTAGCCCGCAGCTTGCCATGTCGAGATCAACTGAGAGTTAACGTCAGCTAAGATCTCGTCAGGAGTCTTGTTAACCCAGAGAGGCGAACCGCTCGCGCCGTTAGCCACGATCGAAGAAGTGACGCCGGCGTTGTTGATCAGACCAGTCGCTCCAACATCGCTCGAACCGATGTACACCATTTGATCGGTGTTCATTTGGTAGAGGGTGTTTAGGGCGTTGATCTTTTGAACGTCGATCGGCTGTTGTGTACGCTGCGAACGCGCAAGCTCGATAGAGGTGTACGACACCTCACGAGCGAGCGGACGGAGCGGAGTCAACAGCTTTTGGCCGTTAACCGACACTCCTGGAATCGCAGTCGACTCCGGGCTGAGCCACGGCATGTTACCGCCGCCGCCTGAGAG